GGATCCACTGATACCCGGGATCCAATTCTAGAATCCGTATACACTTTGTGTTGCAGCACCTTCCACTGATACACGGGATCCAATTCTAGAATCAGTATACACTTTGTGTTGCACCACTTTCCACTGATACCCGGGATCCACTGATACCCGGGATCCAATTCTGTAATCTATATACACTTTGTGTTGCAGCACCTTCCACTGATACCCGGGATCCAATTCTGTAATCTATACACACTTTGTGTTGCAGCACCTTCCACTGATACCCAGGATCCACTGATACCCGGGATCCAATTCTAGAATCAGTATACACTTTGTGTTGCACCACTTTCCACTGATACCTGGGATCCAATTCTGTAATCTATATACACTCTGTGTTATAACACTCGCCCTTTAAATTTCCGGGATCCTAAAAATTCACTTATTTATATACATTTCGTGTTGCATTCTAGATCGTGATAAAATAAGTCAGAAAAGCTGCTCAGAGGTAGCCTAAAAAGCGTATAAATTATCCGAGTCTAATTTATATTAAGTTCTAATATATTAGATAGTCAGATTTTTAAAACTCGATATAGTCAATTTATACGCTTCTAGTATACTATTTTAAATAAAGCTGTACTTAGGTCTCATTTTATAGTATTATATAAAGTATGGACGTCCAGCTCTTGAGACTACAGTATGAAATTCTCAACACTCCAGTCGAGGAATTGGCTGAAGACGCCGGAGTACCGACAGAAATTATGCTTGATGAAATAAAACATCGCCGGTGGACTAGGCGGTGGCCCTCAGAGCCAACCATCTCTGCCGACTCTGAAGCTATGCAAAAAGAAGTCGGCAAAGCCCAATCTCGCCTAAAGCTGTACCTCCTAGAAAAGGAAATGTATCTCGCTTCTAAATATTTAGCTCTGGAATCCTCTCTGGTCAATAGGGCTTTAGATGCATCAGAAGAGTTTACAGAGCCAAACCCCAAAGACCTGAAGATTCTTTCAGGCATCTACAAAGACCTCACGTCTAATAAAATAGACTTTAAAGCTGACATACCAGACCATTCAGACGACGATGGCTTGGCTGCCTTTCCTCGCGAGATGCTTAAGCTTATGCTTACCCGGCTTAAAGAGGCCAACACTAAACCTTATCTTGGGATAACTCAATAATGGACGCGTGGCTTCAAGACATACCTGAAGAAGCTCGCGAGCCTTTGATTGCTCATCTTGAGCGGGAGTTGGCAAAGTCTAAATTATATGACTATGTTCCGTACCCTAAACAAAAAGAGTTTCATGCTCTGGGTGCTACAAAGCGTGAACGGTTGTTTAGAGCTGGCAACCAGCTTGGCAAGACTTTAGGAGTGGGTGCAGAGGTTGCATATCATCTTACTGGTCAATACCCCGACTGGTGGGAGGGTCGAGTATTTAAAAAGGCGCCGGTCATTTGGGCATCTTCAGAGACTGGTGAAGCTACTCGTGATAACCCACAACGCATACTGTGCGGCGCGGTGGGAGAACTAGGGACAGGTCTTATACCAGCAAATTGTCTGGGTGACTCAGGCCGAGCTATGGGCACTGCCGACTTACTTGACTACATACGCATCAAGCACACTAGTGGTGGTCAGTCCCTGCTGCGATTCAAACATTACGCGCAGGGACGCGCGCGGTGGCAGGGCCCGACAGTCGACTTTGTGTGGTTTGATGAGGAGCCTCCTCTTGAGATTTATAATGAGGGCCTTGCACGGACAATTGCGAGTAAAGGGTGCGTAGCACTTAGCTTTACACCTTTGATGGGCATGTCCGAGGTCGTTCAAAAGTTTCTTATGTCTGACTCTCCCGATAGGTCAGACACTAATATGACCATATACGACGTAGGTCATATCAATGAGGAAGAACGGGATCGAATTATCGCTAGCTTTCCAGAGCATCAGCGTGACGCACGAGCCCTTGGTGTGCCTACAGTCGGCAGTGGACTAATTTTTCCAGTGACTGAGAGCTCCCTCAAGTGCGATCCATTTGAGCCGCCATCCTACTGGCCACAGATTGGAGGTTTAGACTTTGGCTGGGACCATCCGACCGCGGCAGTAAAGCTTGCGTGGGATCGAGACACTGACACAGTGTACGTCACATCGGTTTATCAGAAGCAAAAGGCAACTCCTCTAATTCACGCTGCAGCTCTTAAGCCGTGGGGTGAATGGCTTCCCTGGGCATGGCCAATGGATGGCCTTCAGACCGGCAAGAGCGATGGCATGCAGCTCAGAAGCGTATATAAGAACTTAGGTCTTAATATGCTTGGAGAGCACGCTACTTTTGATAGCACAGCTAAAGGTAAAGTTAGTGTTGAGGCCGGTATTATAATGATGCTTGAGCGGATGCAGTCTGGCCGCTTTAAAGTATTCAGCCACCTAGAGGACTGGTTTAAAGAGTATAGGCTGTATCATCGCAAGGACGGCGTTATTGTTAAAGTTCGAGACGACCTTTTAGATGCTACTCGTTATGGTATGATGATGTTGAGACATGCTATAACGCCAAGCAAAGCTAAGACTAGGCTTAGGTCTGCGTCTACGTTTCCTAAGACTTGTGTTCGACGAAATCCTCATACTATACGGCATTCACATGCGCACGCCTGAAATTAAGCCTTCTGTAGATGAGGTTAAAAATGGGTGGACTCCACACAGTTTACAAGCATACGTAGCAGAGCGGCTACACCAGGCGCTAGAAAGCGTGACTACTAAACCCTTAAAGCTGCCTAAACAACAACGGAGACGATAATGGGCCTCACAAGCTTTTTGAAAAAGACTATAAGCAAGACACCTAAGTGGCTTTTACCGCTAGACCCTATTGCTCAACGTGCTGTATCTGATTTTTCTAAGGCAGCGCTACTTCCTCCTGAAGAAGCGCCTACTACTTCTACTACTACTACTATAGATCCTGCAGTACAAGCTGCAGCAGACGCAGCTGAGGCAAGGCGACGCCAAATTGAGCAGGAGCGTAAACGCAAGGGCCGCGCCAGTACGATACGTACAAATTCAACAGCGCTGATGAATGACGACTATCGGCAAGGGGCTACAGTCCTGGGTTAATGTATGGAAGAGACTAAAGTCAAAAAACTCATAGCGCGCGCTAAGGTTGCCCAGCAAGAACGAGAGGTGTGGCACTCTTACTGGGATAGCTTGGCTAGAGTTCATATACCTCGTTTGCTTGGGTTTTCTTCTACGCGCACTGAGGGTACTAGCCTAGAAGACGCAATTTTTGACGGGGTGCCCATGCAGGCAGCCAGAGGCCTAGCTAATGCAATCGGCGGGCTGCTGCGGCCTGAGGGCGAGACGTGGGCTCGTATAGTGGCGCAAGACCCCGAGCTTAATGAGAATGATGAGGCCATGCGGTGGCTCGAGTTAGCCACTAACCGTCTACACAAAGCTTTGCATAATCCATCTGCTAAGATGAGGCAGGCATTAGGCGAGACTGACCTCATGCTGGTAGTTTTTGGTACTGGGCCTCTCTGGGTAGGAGAGAATAACAAACGCAGCGGGCTCCTGTTTCAGTCTATTCCACTTCAAAATGCAGCCGTAGAGTGGGATGATGAAGGGTCGCCTATTGGTTTCTTTCGGACACGCCTATTTAATGTAAGACAAGCCGAGATGGCATTTGGCCGAAATAACTTAGGTAAGAGAGCCCAAGAACTAATTAACGCAGAAGACTTTAAGTCTAAGTTGACGTATATCAACATTGTTATGCCCAGGGAAACTAAGTATACAAACCCTCTCCTGGCCAAGAACTTACCATATGCATCTTACTGGATAGAACAAGACTCTTTACACTTAGTGCAGGAGTCGGGTTTTCATGAGTTTCCTTTTGTAGTCCCGAGAATGGAAACAGCACCTGGCGAGAACTATGGTCGTAGTCCTGCAATGATCGCATTGCCTGACGGCAATACTCTCCAAAGTATGGGAGAAACTATACTTATAGCAGGACAGCGTGCTGCTGAGCCTCCTATTTTCGCGCCTAATGACGGTAGTTTTACAGAAGCTAATACTTTTCCAGGCGGTATTAGTTATTACGATGTAGAGTTGGCCAGTAAGATGAGGGGTAATCCTATTTTTCCT